ATCTTTTTAGATTTCAAATCTAATTTATAAAATGGAATAAAATATTATTCTATTTTATGAAACATACAAAAAAAATAAATAAAAAATCAAAAAATAAAACAAAAAAACAATTTTTATTCAATCCAACAAATCCTAAAAAATCATTTGATGTATATATTGATAAAAACCCAAAAGATACAATACATATAAAGTATACAACAACAGAAGATGTTACAAATACTATTGATAAATTAGAAAAATTATACAAAAATAAAAAATATACGCATAAACGAATATGGCAAGTAGGAATGATTATGAAAGTTCGTTTGAAAGTATTACAGAGTAAAAAACCAATACAATATGCTTTAGCAAATAAATATTTTAAATTTTTGGGAAAAAGAACGAAATTGAGCGAAAAGGATAGATATAATGTTTCATTTGAATATAATTCTTAGTAATAGCAATAACAGCAACTTTATCTACCGTAATTTAAATCTTCAATGGCGTAGTCATTATCGTCCATAATACAAGTTAAATATTGTGGTAATTTGTAATAGTATAATGACTCGTATGTTCTACAATGGTCACATCCATCATATTTCTTGAGATATTTTTGGGAAAGTCTATGGCAATAACAATTTGGCAATACATATTGATTATAACAAAATTCGTCATATATCTTCTGTTCATAGATCAAATATGATTTATATTCGCTTAAAGCATCATGTACAAAATCATTGCTTATATAACGCTGAATCATAAATATCAATTCTCTCGGCAACCTTCTTTCAAATAACACTAATGGTGAGTTCATATTATAACTTGATACAATACTAATCTTGTCAGAATCAAAATCAATTTTATTTGTATAACAATATAATCGTGACTAAAAAATTATATAATATTTACATGTATTATATAATGTCAGATATATTCAAACATCAACTAGTATTATTCCTAGTCATGTTTGTAATAGGTGTTGTATTCAATGATATGAATATGATGGCATATAGATTTAATGATGTTTACTTGTCATTAACCCTTATATATAGCGGATTATTTATGGCGTCTAATATGATATGGGGTCATCAAATTGTTCATTATATAACTATGGGACATTTTGATGCGAAGATTTTTAGCATTGGTGTTTTATTAAGCATAGGGTTTGTTCTTTTATTGCGAAATCAAGTATTTGTAAATGCTACACAATGGCTAAGACAAATGATAGGACATCATTCATCCGCAATTACATCCACAACACTATTATTAGAAAACGACGATAATTTTAAAAATAATAATTATTTATTTACATTGGCCAAAAATATAGCATACGAACAAGACAGAGAAATATTAATGATGAAAAACATGTTGTAATCATATTCTAATTATGTTTTACGCATCTTATAAACAAGTCGTTTTAAAAATGGCGCTTGTAACTAAATATGGATCGCAGTTAGCACTTGGCCGTCTATCTTCAAAATATCCCTTCTTATTTTTAATTGTTTCGTTTCCTCTTCTTATCGAAGCACCTCTGTTTGCTACACCGTCTGTAAATACATTATAGGAGGCGGTTTCATGTTTACCAGTCATGCGTTCCTCGTTACCACTTCCATATACTTTCATATGTTCTTGATGATTTTTTGATAATTTATCGATGGCTTCATCTATATAATCTAATCCAGTCTTATACATAGTACCTTCTCTCATATTTTTAGTGCTATAATTCGTATGACATCCAGACCCATTCCAATCTCCCTTTAATGGTTTTGGACTAAGATCGATTTTCACATTGTGGATTTCTCCGAGGCGCTGTAAAATATATCTTGCGGTCCATAAATGATCACCAGCATCAATACCTACACACGGTCCAATTTGAAATTCCCATTGTCCAGGCGCAACTTCGGCATTTATACCGCCTATTTTAACTCCAGCAAATAAACACATTCTAAAATGTTCATCTACAAATTTTCTGCCAAACGCATTTTCGCATCCAACACTACAATAATATTGTCCTTGTTTGCCAGTTTCATCGAATCCAAGAGGTTTATTTGTAGTCGGATCAATTAAAAAATATTCTTGCTCTAGTCCAAACCACGGTTCTTCCTCTAACTTTTCATTAAATATCATATCGGCTACAATACGCGTATTGTTATAAAGTGGTGAACCGTCTGGCAAATATGTATCACATAAAACAATATAATCGAATGGCAGACCGAATGGATTATTAAATAATGCCTTGGGTTTGATAATTACTTCTGACTCGCGCCCAGTAGCTTGACCAGTAGAACTACCATCGTAATTCCAATCTGGAATATCATCAATATTTATAGCAATGTTTACATTATCAAGCACTCTCGCTTTACTTCGAAACTCATTATTACCACCTAACCATATGTACTCAACAACCGTCATTATACAATAATTGTAAAATATTCTTTAAATAATAAATATTTCATAATTAATATTTATTATACCAAATCAACGATTAACGATTAACGATCAACGCTTAATTGATTGTTCTAAAACCCACCTGGGAATCTAACGAGATTGGCACCAATACCGAATCCAGCACCAGAGCGAGCACCGACTGCTAAGCTGGGAACATAGGTATCAAGAATGCTGAATGTGGCAGCCGCAGTTAAAGCAATAAGGGCAACCTCATCCAAGTTGAGACCTCTCTTGGGGATGGCATATGCCGCGATAGCGACCATCAAACCTTCAACAAGGTATTTAATGGCTCTCTTGACTAATTCACCTAAATCTAACATACCTCCTAACATTATATATAATTTGAAAAGAAAAAATAATTGTTTGAAATAAAATGAATTTGAATTTGAATTTAAACACATAATATTTATAGTTCGTAAAAACACTTAAATATTAATAGGATATATATTTTATAATGAGTTTTTCTAAACCTATCATTTCTAATAATCCACTCTCTTCAAACATTCCACCAGCAAATGTTAACTTAAAAACAAATCCAGATGGTACGGAAAATGCTAAATATGTTGACTTGTTGGACGAAGACAAACCAATGGCTGGACAAAAGTTTGTCTGCTTGTCTTTCATTTCTCCAGAGCATATTCTAAAACAAAAAGACATGTTTTTATTTGAGCAGTTTATTAAGACTTGGGATTTTAGCAAATCTATGGAAAAGTTCACCCAATTTTTGAATTTCGTATCCTTCAAGTATCATATTGAGTTTGACAAGCTTACTAAAGATTTCCAAGAGTTTACTAAGGATGAGCGTGATAACTTGATCAATACTAGCATTGAAGACGATTATAAGAACTTCTTAGATGAACATGAAGACCGTCTTGAGAAGGAATTCGGCGAGAAGCATTCTTTCCAAACATCTATTCGTGGTATCAAGGTTCGTGGTGTTTTTCCTACTCAACAAGAGGCTGAGCTCAGATGTAAGATGTTGAGACAAAATGATCCGAATCATGATGTTTATGTTGGTCCCGTTGGTATTTGGGTACCATTCCACCCCGAGGCATATAAGACGGGTCGTGTTGAGTATATGGAAGAAACGCTCAATGAATTAATGAGTGAAAAGAAGAAGAATGAGGATAAGGCAAAGGATGAATTTGACAAGCGTGTCAAGGAGGCCAAGGAGAAGGCGATTGAGGATAATAAGAAAAAGGCACTTGAATCTGGTAATAAGCTAACACAAACAATTAATAAGAACGGTGACTTGGTTTCAGTAGCCAATATGAATACACAAGAGACGGCTATGGGTGAAAATGCCACATTGGATGATGTAAAGAATGAATTATTTGAGGGTGACAATATCGTTACTAGTACAAATAATGACAGAGGGTTATCTGCGTTGACAGCATAAATAATAACATAAACATTAGAATAAGGATTAGTATTTAATAAATTATTATCAAAAATATTGTAAAAATATGAAATGATATAATTGTAAAAATGATATAATTGTAAAAATGATATAATTGTAAAAAATTATATCATTCAAATGGTAAAGGGTACAGACGACCAAGAAGCGACTAAGCGTGAATTGTATAATAAAATACAAGAATATAAGGCAGAAATTACTGAATGTAAAAAGAAAATAGACGCTATTGATCTTCAAATCATACGATCATGTGTCTCGCAATATGGATCACATCATTTTGAACTAGAAGTAGAATGTTCCTTGTACGGAGAATCGTATCATATTTGTAAAAACTGTGGTTATGAGTGTTAGAATTAGCATTAGTATTAGCATTGCTCTAAACCGCATCATCCCAATTATTTAAATCGTCGTCTGGTAATTGAATAGCACTTGTGAAATCCGTGGATATGTCTTTTGCCGTAATTTTTTCCTCCAACTTTTTATGCTTTTTCAATGCTTTGAATAATTGTAGTCTATTATGTAATACTAACTCACGATCCTTAATATAATTTTCGTTTTTCGATTTGGAATCCATAATAGATTCAAATTCAGTCGTCAAAGCTTGTTTTGTTTCGATCAATGTTAAATACTCTTCGTCCATCGCAATTTTTATTTTCGACCATTCACTCAATTTTTCCTTCACATCTTGATGTTCCCATAAGTCCTCCTTTGTATGCGGTCCCAATATATCCATTCTATATTCTATTTTATTATGTAAATTAGCGTATTTCTCTCTCAAGTTATGTATTCTTTCCTTTTGTTCATCAAATTTGTAATATTTCGAAACCGATAATATAAGACTTATATAGGTAGATATTGTAATTCCGGATACGGATACTAGTGCTTCAGCTGTATCAAAATAATTTTTTGTGGACTGTAAAAATCCAGAAACTGTTGATAACACAATGACCGATATTTGAATATAATTAATATAAGTATTGAGTTCACTGTATTTAATATCCAATAATCGCTTATTTGATTTGCATTCCTTTAAAATAAACATATTATTGTTAATCAGTGCCTTTATTTCATTCTGAAAAATAATAAACTCGCGTGATTGTTTATAATCACTTTTATCATTATCATTATTTTGATCCTTTGATGTTTTTATAGGTGCCGCTGCGGCTGAGGATGCAGCTGTAGTAACCAATGGTTTATTCTCAATTGGCTTTTTTTTTGTAAGGTCTACTGCTGGTTTAGTTATTGTGGTGGATGATACTTTTTCACTAATGTCTAAATTAATAACACTATTCGTAGGAATTTCATCTACATTATTTGTTATTGATAGTTCAGGTTTTGTATTTTTACTCATTATATATAATAATACAAAAAAAATTATTCTGTTTTTATTGCGAATTTAATAGACCTCATTATACTGACATACTTACATACTTACCATTTACTCTTTTTAACTTGTATTTTCGGACCAGCCCCACGTTTTTGAGCACTATTTGGATCATATACTTCATCTTCTTCATCACTATTAATATCCTTTGACAATTCCCAAAATTCTTTCGATCCCAATCTAAAATTGCTATGATTTTGCGCCTTGTACCAAAATATCTGATCTTGTAATTTATTCGATTTGGCATTGTTGTTGATAACCAAACATTCGAAATTTTCGGTACACTGGTCCATTACTTGACAAAATGATTCAAATGTTGGAAACATACCGGCATAGTTTTCCCATATGCGCTTTCTGTTCGCAATATATGGCTCTCTTAGAATAAATACATAATCAATATTTGTTCTTAAATTTGGCGGTATACCAAGTGGATATTGCATTGTAATAATCAACATAATTTTCCAATGACG